GTCCGCGGTGAAGAGTAGGGAAATCATGTTCATCAGAAGATTCGTCATCACCCAGATAGTCGTGTGGTGCGTCGCGGCGGGCGTCGCCGCGGGGCAGGAGCGCGCGGGCGCGGCGGAGACTCACGAGTCTCACCTGCAGGACCCGCCCGAGGCCAAGGACAACCCTGACCAGGAGGACCCGGTCGAGGTTGCCAAGCGGCAGCACGAGCGCAACCTGGCCTCTTATGAGGCTCGGCAGGAAGCTATCAAGTCTGACGCGGGTGGCCCCTTCGCTGGCCAGTCCGCCGACGGCGAGGAGCTCGACAGCGCCCAGAAGGATGAGCCCGACCTTGAGCAGCAGGTCCTTGCTGACAAGGACAAGGACAACGAGCCCTTCTAAGCACTAGGAGCGAGCGGTGGCGTACTGCACTACAGCTGAAGTGTCAACAGGCAACATTCCCCTGCCGTCGTACATCGACAAGCAGAAATTTGTCAACGACGCTGCAGACGAGATTGACTCCAAGATCGGGTTTCTCTACCAGACTCCGATCGACGTTACGGACGACCCCTCGAACCCTGTAGTACGCCCCGCTCGCCTCTTGCTGAAGCGCCTCAATGCCATTCTGGCGACAGGGCGCATGATCCTCGCCATTGACTCGTCTGGTGAGGACGACAAGCTCCACGCCTACGGCTGGAGTCTTGTCCGTGAAGCAACTGCGGCAATCAACAATATCGCTGACGGCGACACTCCTCTTGATGGGGCAGTGCTTGTTGATCCTACCGCGAACTCCGCTAAGGCGGCAATGATCTTCAACGTGGATGCAGAGTCCAATGTTGAGGCGTTCTATGACAGGATCGCCAACCCCACATACTTCTATCCCCCTGTTTACGGCGCATTTATTACCGGCGAGGGGATCGTCAGGTAATGTCCCTTGAGATGTTCATCAAGTACCACGACCGAGGCATCGGTGCGATGCTTGGTCGCATTGACTCTGCTGTCAGTGGAGTTGGTATCGCCAAGTTCCTCGTTACGGTTGTGGAGCCTTACCTGAACGCTCGCGCCCGTCAGCGCTTTGCCAACGAGGGGGATGAGGTAGTTGGCAAGTGGCAGCCGCTTTCTGAGGGCACTGTTGCCATTCGTGAGAGCAAGGGTTACCCTGGCGCACATCCGATCAACCACAGAACTGGTCAGCTGGAGCGCTTCATCACTGGCGGTGCTGTGGGTGTGACGACTTTTCCCGGCGGCGTACTGATGACCTACCCAAAGAGCCCCCCGAGCGGCGAGCTTGCAAAGAAGATTCAGACTGCACAGGAAGGCTCAAGTCGTCCTTACACTCCTCCTCGTCCGGTACTTGGGATCAACGAGACAGACATCTTGTATGCGTCGAGTGCTCTTGAGACTTATATTACCCGATCCATACGAGGGGGTGCCCTGTGATCGTACAAGGCACCAATGTCTTTCCGAGTAACGCTATCTCGCTCATTAAGACCCGTGCTCAGCTTATCGACTCCGATCTGTACGTTACCACGCGCCCTCTGCGCGAGAGCGATCCAGTCCAGTCGGTTGGAGTATTCGGGACGCAATGGGCTCCCGATGAATCGTCCTTTGAGATGCGTGGAGCGCCTATCGGTCGCCACGAGCCAACGCTCCAGCATTACCTGATAACCGTGCAGGGCTTTATCAAGGATATGGAAGAGGAGCGTGGACTTGATGTTCATGCGATCCTCTCAAAGAGGTTGCGGTCCATGCTGTACCGTGACGACCCTCTCCGTGTAGGGTTACTAGCGCTGTCAGTCACAATGAACGGCAGTACCGAGCGGGCAAAGAGGTTTGGTGTCAGAACCCAGCGTTACGTAAGTAACGAGATCAACGGTTCGTGGCTGTACTTGTCCACATTGGAATTCTGGCTGGAAACGGAGACGATCTAGTGGCACTTTCAGACGAAGAGCTCGCTGAGAAGCGAGAGCGCGTCCAGGAGCTGCGGGAGCAGGTTGCGGCAGAAGAGGCTAAGCGTCTCGAACGTGAAGCACAGACTGTCAACGACATTGCAGCCGCACAGCTCGACGCCGAGGCGGCTCGCCTCGAAGCACAGCTTGCACAGGCCAAGCAGACCGCCAAGCGCGCCGAGTCGGATGAGAGCTTTGCAGCTCCTCTGGAGGCTGCGAAGGCTCAGATGGAGGCCGCGGTTCGACAGCGTGACGCTGTTGAGAACCCTGAGGGTCTCTCCGAAAGCAAGGAGCGATAAGACATGGGCTTCACTAGCCAGGCCGGTCAGGCTATTCTTCGCTCTCAGGCCGTTGCAGGAACGTATCAGGCTGACACCGGTACTGCTGGTGTCGCTATCAAGCTGCGTTCTGGTGGTCTGGGCACGAACCGTGACCTGCTCATTCCCGACCCTGAGATCGGTGGTGGACGTGACACTGTTGACGCCTACCTCGGTGCAGTCTCCTGGGGTGGTGACTACGAGTTCTACGCTCGCGTTGACTCGCTCGCTACCCTCCTGAAGGCCTGCCTTGGTACGGCGGCGGCTCCTGTCACTGCCACTGGCGTCACGACTCACACCATCACCCCGCTCGACTCCGGTACGCTGCCGTTCCTCTCCATTGAGGAGAACATCGGTGGCTCGATGGAAACGTACCAGTACACGGACGCCGTCGTTAACAGCCTGCACCTTGAGGCTGAGGCGAACGGTTACCTGCAGGGTACTGCCAACATCATCGCCGCCAAGCAGATTGCTGGTGCGACCAAGACTGCTACGCCTGTCTGGGACAACACTCCCATGACGGTCGGCACGAACATCACCGTGACTTACAACGCGGTGAGCCTTCCGGCGAAGAGCTTCTCGGTCGATATCAACAACAACTTCGAGGACGACGACTTCCGTCTCGGCTCCTTCTACATCGGCGACCTGACTGCTAAGGGCCGTGAGGTTTCCCTTGGCTTCAGCATCCGTGAGAAGGACTCGGCCCTGTGGCGGCAGGCGACCTACGGCACCTCGGCTGCGACCGCCCCCGGTGGCGTGACGACCAAGCAGCAGCTGGTCATCACCTGCACCACCTACGAGACGATCTCGGGTTCCACGCCGGCGACTGCCTACAGCCTTGCGCTGACGTTCCCGAACGTTCTGTTCTCGCCGTACTCGCTGTCTCCGTCTGGTGACGACATCATCGAGTCGGACATCGAGGCTCGTGCAGTTCGCCCGAACCCTGCCACCGGCGTGATGACTGCCGTCATCAAGACCGGCAAGGCTACCATCTCCTAACAAGCTCTCCGACGCCCCAGCCTGTCACATGCTCCGGGCTGGGGCGTCGGAGCCTCCATAACAAGGCACTAAGACCATGAAAGGGTCACAGCCATGACTGACACCAGTGTCGGCGTTGCCGACAGCGTCGCCCCCGCCTTTGAGCAGCCGCAGCAGGCTGACTACTTCGGCTTCCAGGCAACCGAGCGTTACATCTTCCCTGACGGCCTCACCTTCGTTGAGTTCCAGGTGATGAACGAGGGCCAGAAGCTCAAGTTCCAGAAGGCCACCGGTCGAGACATCGTTCTGCAGCGATCCGGTGATGCCCGACTCCGCATGGACCCTGGTGCTGAGCGTCATGAGCTGATCAAGGCCTGTGTTACCAACTGGAACCTGGCTCGTAACGGACAGCTTATCCCGTTCAATCCCCGCAGCCTCAACGACTTCCTTGAGCTGGCGGACCCCAAGATCATCGAGAAGATCGAGAACGCGATTCGTCGCGCCAACCCCTGGCTTCTCGGCGAGGTCTCTGCTGCTGACATCAAGGAGCAGATCAAGGAGCTCGAGGAGATGCTTGTCGTCGCCGAGGAGCGCGAGGCGGGGGAAGCCTCTTCCGCCAGCAAGTAGACAAGTTCTTCTCGGGTGACGGAGTTCCCAACGCTCATCCCATCATCAGAATGTTCGCACTCTGCGAGGGAATGAAGTGGGCACACTTGCCTGTGGCGGGTGGACTGTACGATCAACACCCGGACTTGCTGGACGGCTTTCGCTATATGTTCTCGGTCCGCGCCGAGAAAGAAGAAGCCGAGCGGAAGAAACAAGAAGCTGAATCGAAGCGACAACAGCGCGGAAAGGCTCCTGTCGCTGGGGGTCGCCGAAGGTGAGCGGTGGGTCATGCTGGACGGCATGGCCCACCGTACCTTATAGTCAGTTCTCGCGTCGGGCACCGGAGGCCCATATAGGACTTTCAAGTCTGGAGGGCCATAGTGAGTTTCGCTCAGCTTCAGATCGAGGTTGAAGCACGACGCGCCCAGAAGGAACTGGATGATCTCCGGCTGAACTTGAAGCTGCTGGAGAAGGAGATTCAGTTTACCAATAAGTCGATCGCTGGCATGGAGAAGACTGCCGCTCGACAGGGTGCCGCTATAGATCGTCTCGCCAGCCGCACGAACAACGCCAGTAATGCAACTGGTCGGTTCGGCAAGGGCCTGCAGGGAGGCATCCCAAAGCTTTCTCGCTGGGGTAACCAGATCCAGTGGGCTGGTCGTCAGCTGCAGTACAACTTCGCGCTTCCCATTGCGCTGGCTGGCGGCATGGCGATGAAGTTTGCG